TGTAGGCGTGCTTAGGGGTAAGACCTCACGAGCACACTCTTTAGCCACTCCAGCGGCCAACATTTCGTCGTACAGCTTGTATGCCATATCGTATACTTGACTTGCTTTTATTTGGAAGTCTTGTTTTGTGTACGGATCAATGTCATCAATACTATTTTGTCTGTTCTTATGATCTTGACGACGTACACTAAGGGTATCGGGTTTACCGGTTACCCCAGCATAACGCTGGCTAAACTCTTGAAAACTAAATGATCTGTGACGCAGTATTTGAGCTGCGATAGACCGTGTGGTATTGATCTCTACACACATACTGACCATCTCAAATGGTGACCAGTGTTGGTGTTTAATAAGATACTTAATCAACTTAGCACTGGTCTCAGTGTTGTTTTGATTATCGGGGTTTGATACACGTGCCATATACGACACTAGATCATCTCCATCCTGGGTGTAATGGATGAGTTTAACGGTGGACATACAGTAGTAAAAGTGTTTCAGCCGTCGCGGCTTGTATTAAAAAAATAAAAGATGTTGTCTCAGTAATCTAGTTACTGCGGTGGTCTAAGTAAAAGGGACTCCGAAGAGTCCCCGGTACAGAGGGTCCACCCTTCCCCCTGTATAAGGGTGGGTTTGCACTAAACCCAGTTGTCAACACCGTTTTGGGAGACGCCTCTAGCTTGTTGTCTTTGCTCTCTATTCATGTTAAAAACCATGTGATTTGCAAAGCATTCTAGGTCATCTTCCCAATTCAAGATCATGTCGTTCCATTCATCACGTTTACGGTTAATGATCTCCTGCTGTGCTGATATAGAAAGGATGTCGGTAAAGTATTTAACGCCTTGTGCTAAGGCATCAATGCGGTCGTCGTGTCTAACTGCACCTTTTTCACGACACATACGGCTCATCTGGTAGAAAAGCATGTATTCTAGTCGTTTTTCTGGTGCTGTGTCTGGGTTAGATGCGTAATCCCACTCGATAACGGATTTATCGACCACCAGGCGGTGCTGGTTGAGCACAGGCTCTAGTGTATCGATAATACGGTCTTCTTTACGGACGTTAGCCCGTGTTTCTTCAATAGCTACCGCTTGTTTTGTTTGTGCCATGTGTTTTTTGAACAACTCAGCAACGATACCGTCACCAAAGTTAGATTCAATTAACAGCGTGGTTACACCATACTTACGACAACCCTTTAGAATGTCCAATAACGTTTTGTCTGAGTATCCGTCCGTGTAAGCACGCATGTTGTGCAGGTACATGATACCGTTTCGTTGGCTGATAAAAGCTGCAACCGTCTCATCTGATCCTCTACCCGACGGGTCAACCGAGCATATTGTTTCGTTGTAAGAACCCCATTCTCCTTGGAGCTGCATTGGACCGTAGAAATAATCTCCAGGTAGTCCGACAGTTGGGAGTTCTTTGAGACATTTGGTCGGGTCTGAGCACCAGACCATGTTGTCAGGAGCACTGGTAGGGTTAACGCTAGTGACGATAAGGTCAGCGTTCTTAAGGGGGAACTTTTCCGCGTCAGACAGGCTCGTGTCGAGCATGAACTGAAGCATGAAGTTGCTGCGTCCCATAGACGCTTCACGTTCGAGTAGATCATCGGAACTAAATCGGTCAGGGTCAGTTACACTCCAGGGTTCTGCTCCGTTGTCAATCTGTTCTTGCAGTTGCGGTGCAATAACCCCTTCGTAGTTAGCCATCTTGCGAGGCACACGTGCAGGCCACACAAGTGGCTTGTAGTTGCGCTCAGCTAGCTTTTTGTACACCGTAAACGTGGTTTGCGGCGTACCTAAATACATAATACGGCTATCGTCCTTCGGTGTCAAGATGGATTCAGCTTCTGTACATAATTGCAGAAGCTTGCCTCTCATCATTTCTGTCATTGAGTTACCAGGAACTTCAATGTCGTCTAGAATCATTAAATCTGCGCGGCTTCCGGTTAGCTGTCCAGTGATGCCCACGCTTTTTACGCTGGGCGCCTGGCTCGGGGAGCAGTTCACATCGAAGCTTATCCGCGACCACCTTGCATCGTCTGACTTGGGCTGTAAATGAGAAAGCCATGGTGTTTCAATGATTAGTTTTTGTAAGAAAATAGACATGTTGTCGGCCCGTTCTTTAGAGGCCGAGATAATCATGATCTTTTTTTCAGGGTTATTGAAAAGCGTCCACAGAACAAAGGCTCCAG